ATTCTGAAACACCCCTATAGGGATGCTCGACCAGGGACCCATTGTTTTGATCTGACCTATTGTTTTTCCATTGCTTTAGATAGGCTGTTCGTGTCTTACCCGCTGCGTTATCTCTAATGCGCTTCGCTTTCTTCCTGCAACTTTCCCCGCAAAACAATTGCCAAGCGGTTGCTGGCGTAAACTGTTTGAAACAATGCGTGCAATCTATTGAGGCATAAACGACCGGTGTGTAATCTGTCTTTTGTTTTGGCTTGCATTCATCTGAGCAATATATTCTTTGTGGTGTATAAATTGTCGAAAAGTATGCTAGTTCGCAACCTTTACAGATTCCAATTAATTGCCTTGGTTTTCTGTTTAAAACATTAACGCGCCTGGTTACTGCTCTTAGGTTTTCTTTTCTATTATCAAGCGAGTTATGGTTGATATGATCAACGTCTAACCGACCATTGTAACCAAGCACGACTCGGTGCATTCTTATATCGCACATTTTTTCGTCAATCATTGATGTTCTTATTGCGTAAACATTACCACCCTCTCTATTTGGTTTAGCTTTCCATTTATATTGGTTTAACGCTTTATAATCGGCATCATCAACTATTGCATAAGCATGATTTCCAACGGCGTACTTTCCCCTCAATCTAATAGCTTGCATTATCTTTTCCTTGTTATTGCATCAAAACATACACAAAACGCCATAAATAACCCTGGTTTGTACCTCACCCTTATAGCTGCTTGTGTGCTGTCAAGTGAGAAGTTAAAGAAATATAGGGCAACTTTTCACTCAATTTTTCGCCCTTTGCTACCACGATTATGCGTGTTGGTATGATCAATTCCGCCAACTTTATATTCGGGCGGTAACTTGGGCTGACCTAATTTAAAATAAATCATCTATAACCAGGGGCGTAAACTCACCCATATAAGCGCCCAATATGTTAAACATCATAAACTCCCTGGCTTCATCAAACCCCATGCCTTGATCGACCAGGTTGTCTAATATCTTTTCTGTCGAATAAGCCACCACTGGATTGCCATGGACCTGAGCCACCCCGATGATTGCGGAATCTAATCCATCCATGAACAACATCTTTGGAAACTCTTCACTATATAGACACTCTATTTGATCGCGCATATCATGGTCACTCAATCGCCCACCTCGTCTTTATACTCATGCTCGGCTGCCTGGTATCCGTCCCAATCTTCTACACCATGGAGCTGCAAGTATTCGAGTAACTCGCTGTCCTTTTGGATTAGGTAATAATATTCACGGTCCACCATTATCTTAGGCCGGTTACTCAACGCATCTTCTAGGGCTTTTGTCATTGGTCACGCTCCTTGTAAAATATATGCTCATCAATACGATTGATCGTTTCCATCTGCTCAACCCAATAAGGCGGATCAATCCAGGTGGCATGGTAATGGGTGGCACCCTCTGAAAAATCATTAACCTGGCCCGTATAGATTCGATGGGCCATGATCTTTGCCTGGCTAAATGCTGCCAGGTCGGTGGGCTTATCGCTCAAACCATCGCACCACCAGGAATAAGCACAAGCGTTTCGGATAGGAATATTTTTATTATCTGCCCTATATTTTGCGGATTTTACAACCTCACAAACGGTACCAGGGTAATGCTCATGCTTAACCCGGTTCATCACACTGAGGCCAACCATATATTGGCCAGCCTGGCTTTGGTTGCGTGCCTCAAAGTACAAATTTAACGCCAGGCATAACACGGCTTCACCAATCACCTTGCCGTCGCCATGGCATACGCTAACTGCTTATTAAAGATCGCGTTAGCTCTACCAAACACCACGTCACCTGTGATCTCATAGAATGGGAATTTCGCTTGGTATCCACGGCTTTTGCGCCATTGCGCGACCATGCGAATACGCTGGTTATTTTTTGGCCCATAACGCTGCCAAATGCCCGAATTCTCATCACCTTGCATCCCCTTGGGCACCCCACTGAAAAACTTGGCTTTGTTAGCCATGGCTTTTTTAACGTAGTTCCTTGGAAGGTTTCCGTATTTGTTTAATTTGCTATTCTTTGCCGGGTGGACCAAGGCGCTTTTTTTAGCCCTTGCAATACCTCCCTCAATCGAATATTTCATATAAGAGCGGTTCGCCGCTGCACCATCTATATAAACCTCAGACATTAAGTTTCGTTTGTTTGCTTTCTTGTATCTAAAACCTTTAATAGTGAAAGGCGTGGGCCGGTCCAAATGTTTCGGGGCTTGCTTCTTTTCTTGCTGCATGGCTTCAAAGGCCAATTTGGTTAAAGTGGTGGCAATCGCAAACGGCACCTGGCGTTTAGCGGTCTTGCTTAACCCTCGCTGTATCGAATTAATGTTGGTCGTTATATTCAAATCCATTATATGTTCCTTATTTCCAATCTTTTATCCAGGGTGATCGACGCTTGCCGATTCGCCCCGCTTGGCTACTCGACATTTTTTTAACTTCTACCGCTTCACTTGGCGTCCATCCCCTGCTAATGCGTCGGCGTATTCTGCTGGCTGGCAAATCGCTGCGCTCGGCAATTTGTTTGATTGTTAGCTGTTCCCCATTTAATTCGTATTTTTTGGGTTTTAGCAAAAAGTCGCCCCCTCCATTATTTTTTCTCGATACACCGAATAAAACATTTCTGGCGATACAGTCACGGTGTAGGCTTCAATCGTTCCCCAGGCGACGCCCTCCATAAACAAGTGACCTGGTAAAATCACCCGCCAGCGGCGTCGATCTTTGTACCAAAGCACGGGTATCTGTTTTGCAATGGCTGCCTGGCTGACGGCTTGTTGCCACCATCCACTGATCTGTCCAGGGCGTGCCTCGGAATAATTCTTAATCTCCAAAGCTATTGGCCAAATCTGCTCATCACCATCTAATACCAAATCATGGCCACCGCCCCTGGTTTGCTCCAGGTTGCGTTTTAATTTGATGCCCAGGTTAAGGGCAATTAATCCCGCCACTTCCCTTTCTGCGCTTGCGCCTTTTCTTTGACTGTTAACCAAAATTTAACCCTTTTGAAATTATTGTTTCTCGCTGCTTTTTTTATATGTATTAATATATTGGGGGTCTTAAAGCCCCATATATATATTTATATATATAGTTATGCCGCACAAGATATGCCGCAAAACTGCCGCGTTTATCGCCAGCTATATGGTCGTTTTGATTTCTACGCCGCACTATGCCGCAAACCCAAAAAAGACTATGCCGCAAGAAATCGTTTCTACGCCGCATAACTGCCGCACTTTTCAAGGCATAATTGGTTACTTTTTGTACAGTTAAATTGGTCATTTTTATATGCCTTTATAGATAAAAGATGCACCATTGGAATGTCGGTTGCCCCGCTCTAAATGCTCAATCTGTCCCTTTTTATCCATGCTATAGACAATGCTTTCTATGGTGGAAAAGCTAATATTGTATTTGTCTTGCTTGGCTAGTTTTAGCAATTGCTTGGGGTAATAATTGGCTCTGTTTTGCATTGATAGATTTATGTTTCTATCCTTGCAATAACCTATCTTTTCAATAATCCATTTCTTGTTTAAATCATAGGTTAGCTGGTCCACAAAATTATCCACGTCGGCTTGATGGTGTGGAACAAAACCATCACCGTTATGCTTAAAATCTATTTCTAAATCTTTTTTGCCATAATTGTTTTTCATAATCTTCATGGTGATACAACCCTTTTCTGGGTTAGGGAAAAGCCACCACCTACAACGCCCAGTATTGCTCCAGGCGGTCGAACCACCAGCGCCCGTTCCATTGGCCATACCTGACGCCGACGGGTGGCATAACAGAGCCAAGGCCATTTCAAACTCCAATGCCAACGACGTTAAACAGCCCTGTATATATCGACGCACCTGCTGCCTGTCGATTTCGTTACCACCAAACGTATCTGCGGCTGTGTCAATAGTGAGCATGGCGGGTTTTATATCGCCCACTTTTTCTCGCAACTGGTGCCATATTTGAGTTTTAACGCCATTGACGTTTTTGCCATCAAATTCCATTAATAAATTGTCTTGGGCTGGTCGTGCGCTTAAATAAAGATCATCTAAGCCCCTAAAATCCATGCCATACAATGTATTGATTGACGCCTGGCGTCGGTGTAGCTGGTCAATATCATCTTCACAAAAGAAACCCATTGCTGGACCTTCTGCACATTCGACGCCCATAAATGGCCGCCCGGTAACCACACACGACATTAATTGCTGTATCAACTGGGTTTTACCCACGCCACCGTCACCATAAATAAGTGTGGTTTGGCTCCTGGGCATCCAATCTTCCATAATCCATTGCATGGGCTTTGGCTCATGGCCATATAGGCTGGACGCCTGGACGATCTCAAATTTGGCCGGTGGCTCGATGTTTAATAAGTCTTTGTTATCCAGGACCACATTGACCGGGCGCATTGTGGGCAATTGTGGTTCTATCGCTGCCCTGGTTCGCATTGAATCAATTGACCTTATGACATTGGTCACGAATCCCATGCAATTAATACCTGGGCTGCCTTTCATGCCCTCGGCTGCGTCGGTGAACAAGGCATTTGCACCGTGCTTGTCAACGTCTGCCTGGTACACTTGGCAAATGATTTCCTCAAGTGGTTCGGCCCTTTCTAGCATGGCCGCCACGATCTGCTTTAAATAATCGTTTCGACCTTCTGGCACCCTTGGTTCGTCCAATGGTTTTGGTGCTTGTTTAGTCACCAGGTTAACGACGTTATCGGCCATAGCTGCCATAAACTCTGGCGAAATCGTGGTTTGCATTTGGTCCATAATTTCGTCAATGTTTAATAATTCGCCCTCCTGGTATCCCGTAAACGCCACGTCAATGGTGTCCTTTGTACAAGCTGGCTGCCAATATGCCCGGCTTAAATCTTTGCAAGTCGTGTCGATGTTTAAATCCGAACCCAAAATGCGCTCGAAAACATAATTAAAAACAATCGGCCATTCGGTCCGACTGACTAGACGATCAAAAGGAATCACCAAGCGCCACCTCGGCCAATCTTTGCCATGGCTGTGGGTCGAATGAAACGCATAGGCATTGCCAGCCAATTCTGGCTCGACGTCTTGGGGTAATGTCGGCAACCCAGAACACTTTGAATCAAGGCCAATGCCTTGTGAATTGTCATAATCCACCACCATCATCGACATTGAATCAACATTGGCATCACCGCGCTTGGGCGGGTCCATAGAGTAAACAGCGCCGCTATACATCAACCCGGCGTCTTTATTGTTTATTACCTGGTGATCGCTTAAATGGTCTTTTACAAACTCAGGCCAGGGCCTTGACGCGCTTTGTCCTATGCTGTTTTTTACACTGGTAAACAGTGTGTAACGCATCACTTTTCATCACCAAAAACGTCGGGTCGCATTTCGTGGCGTGAGACAAGACCCTTTGCCGCTTGCTCCACCATAATCACCCGGTTGCTCGGCACGCCTTTCCACTGGCTAATCGCCTGGGTGGTGATTTCGTGCCCCTGGGCGCGAATATGCCGTGCCAGGGCCGCAGGACCACCCGCAAAATCGATCGCTGATTTGGTGTAATCGGCCATTTTGTCTTTGCCGGTCAATATGTTCTTTTTCCTAACCATGTTATTAAAACCTTCAATCTGTTATTACTTGATTTCGACTGATTGTAAGTTTTAATTACCAATCTGTAAAACGGCATATAAGCGCGGTTTGAATCAACATAAATTAATTGGTAAGCATAACTTTACATAATTAAGACTTAGGTATAATATTGTACAAAGGGCAATCATGCCTTGAGAGGCTTTATATGTTAACTAATTTTAACTACCCAAAAATGCGATGCAAGAAAATGCATTGGATGACTGAAAATACGATTTGGCAATGGTGGTGCACCTTTACAGACTGCAACAGCCAGCTATTACCAAGGTATGCAGTCGGTAAGCCAGAATTTAAGTTTATGCAAACAAACTTTGGCAATAACCAAAACGAGCAATGCCAGCAAGGTCCACCAATGGGAGCGACGACTAATGCCTAAAAATTCTGACGTACTTCATTATAAAATCAAAGCTGCTAGGGCACACGCCAAAATGACTCAACAACAATTAGCTGACGCGCTGAACGTATCGCGCCCGGCTGTCTCGCTTTGGGAATCCAACGACCCAGAAGTGAGAAACGAACCCACAAGAACCCGCCTTAGAAAATTAGCCATTATCACTGGTGCCCCACTTCACTGGCTCATGGACGACAATGACAAAACCATCCCCGAAAACTTTGGAAAAACAATTAAAGACATCGAAGCAATAAGCCATAAACTGGGCGAATTAACGCCAGAACAAATTACTGCTGTTAGAAATATCATCGACTCTTATTAATTCAACAGCACTTAGAAAAAGCCCCTTTTTTGGGGTTTTTTTGTGCCTAGTTGTTTTGTTACTGTCTAGGAATAATTCTGATTTTATGCGTTTAGTCACATTAATTACCAATAATTAAACAAATGCTATTGCTTGTCTTTTTTTCTTTAGGTATATTATTTGGTGTAAGTTTCACTTACATTAATTGAGGATAGCAAAGATGGAAATTTTGTTACCAGCAATTAAACCGCTGGACGAAGCAATAACCAGGTTAGATTTAAAAGACGCTAACACCATGCTAGCATTAGATTTAATCAGTAATTTTGACGAAGTAACGATTTTAACAATAATAAAGGACGCTAAAAAACAAACTGGCCAGGGATAAATTGCGTAAATTGCATGAAATTCTGTTAGGCCAGTTTTTTTAGCGCCAAATGCTATTGAAACCTAACACTGGTTTTATTAGTAATGCTATTTAAACCTAACATTAAGAGTATGAGTATGAAAATTTCAAATTATACGCTGGCCATAAACACCCTGGGATGCCTGATTTTTGCAATTTGCTCAGTCTGGTTTTGGGTGGGCATTTCAGCATGACCCACACTTTGTTTTTTGTAACGGTCCTTATTGTTAGTCAAATGTTAGTCGAATTAATTTAAAGGAAAAAATATGCACACACCGACGGAAATTGACCAGGCGGCTTTCACGCTCCAAGAAGCAAAAAACCGAATGGAGTTAGTCAAACAAGAAGTGTTAAACGCCGAACTTCACATCATTGATCTAGCTGGCGTAAAAGACGAAGGGACGACCAGTGAATCCGGCAAGTATTTTAAAATCAAAACGGTTGGCAAAGTAACCAGGCGAATTGATTTTGACGCCCTGGACCTACTTAAACAAAAAATGCCCGAAGCGATTTTAAGCAAAGTATTTTCATACAAACCAACCATTGACGTTAAGGCATTGCGCCACATCGAGCTAAACGAGCCGGAATATTACAACGAAATTAGCCGGGCGGTAATCGCCAAGCCGGCCAAAGTCGCTGTCATGGTTGAACTGGTTGAGGACGCTGCGTAATGGCTATTAAACTTATAAGCGCCAAAGATGCGGCATCACAAAACGGCATCAAGGTTTTGATCTATGGACCCGCTGGCGCTGGCAAGACGGTATTTTGTACCAGTGCCCCGGACGATGAAAAAACCTTAATCATTAGCGCCGAGGGTGGATTGCTTTCAATCCAGGATAACGCCCTGGTTGATATTTGTGTGGTCACGTCGATTGATGATGTGTATGAAATATTCAACCACCTCAAAGGCGAACACCCCTATAAATGGGTCTGTTTAGACTCAATAAGCGAAATTGCGGAAGTGGTCCTAAACGCTGAAAAAGCAAAGACTAAAGACCCACGCCAAGCATATGGTGCCCTAATAGATCAAATGACGGCGCTTATTCGCTCCTTTCGTGATCTTCCCACTAATGTTGTTATGACGGCCAAAATGGACCGGGTAAACGACGATCATGCCAATACCCTGCTATTCATGCCCTCGATGCCTGGCGCACGCCTGGCGCAATCGTTGGCTTATTTCTTTGATGAAGTTTTTTGTCTCCGCTTAACTAAAAACGCCGACGGTGTTATTGAGCGGTCCCTGCAAACTTCACGCGACATTCAGTATGAGGCCAAAGACCGCTCCGGCAAATTGGACCCCTACGAATACCCCACCCTGGCAAACATTGCCACAAAAATCCGTAACTAAAAAAGGTATAAAAAATGCAATTTAATTTTGATGCAACAGGAATCGACACGTCTGACGATCGTGGTTTTGAGCCATTACCCCAGGGTAAATATAACGCCATGATTATTGAATCGACCGTGAAAGATACCAAAGCCGGCACCGGCCAATATTTAGAACTTGTTTGCCAGGTATTAGACGGCGCGCACGTTAATCGCAAAGTTTGGCACCGTCTTAATATCGTCAACCCCAACCCCGTGGCTGAAAATATTGGCCGCAAAGATTTGGCGGTATTAATGATTAATTTAGGTTTACCACCACAAATGGTCGACACCCAGGAATTGCACGGAAAACCCTTTGTCATGGGTTTAAAGATTAGCCAGCGAGACGGATACGAGCCATCCAATGATGTGTCATTTACCGCCCCTGCCGCTAACCAGCCCACGGCTGCGCCAATGGTTGGCCGACCCACTCCACCACCAACCGCGACTGTTGCCGCGCCACCCTGGGGATAATGTAATGGCGACCATACCACAACCGTATAACAGCACTATCGAAGCGATTTACCGAAAGTTTGAAACCAGCCATGTTGAATCAAGCCGCGCGCATCTTGGCGCAAGTATGATCGGGCGCGAGTGCAACCGGGCGCTGTGGTATGGGTTTCGCTGGGCCACCGTGCCCAACTTCCCTGGGCGCGTGCTGCGCTTATTTAAGCGCGGCCACGATGAGGAAGATTATTTTATCCGTGATCTTATGGCTATAGGTGTCCAGGTGTGGGCGGTTAACCAGGAGGGAAAACAATTTGGCTGCACGTTTCACGGTGGCCACTTTGCTGGCTCATGCGACGGCGTGGCCAAAGGTCTGCCCGAATCACCCAACAAAGCCCATTTACTGGAATTTAAAACCCATAACCATAAATCGTTTGCGCTGCTCAAAAAGCAAGGCGTGCGCGAATCTAAACCCGAACATTACGCCCAAATGCAAGTGTATATGCACGGCCTTGGGCTTGAGCGCGCAATGTATATGGCAGTCAGTAAAGACACCGACGAACTGTATACCGAAAGATTTGAATACAACCAGGAGGATGCTTTGGCGCTGGTCGAAAAGGCCAGGACCATTATTGCAACCGACGAACCACCGCCTGGCATAAGCACCAGGAAAGACTTTTTCAAGTGTAAATTCTGCGACCACCAAGACGTTTGCCACCGTGACGAATTGCCCCAGGTGAATTGCCGGACGTGTATTCATGCCCATGTTGATATTGACCAGGGCGGGTGGCGCTGCCTTTTCCATGACAAAAAAATAACAACCGACGATCAGCGCGCCGGGTGCGAAAAGCACTTATACAACCATCACCTGGTTCCCCATCAAATGGTGGATATGGATGCCCCTGGTAACAGCGTTAAATATAGAAAAGTCGATGGGGTCGAGTTTTATAACGGCCAGAAAACCGCTCCTGGTTATTACACCAGCGCCGAAATAAAAGCCGCACCGGCATTATTGGGCGACCCTGGAGCCGATAGTTTACGCGCCACATTTGGTGGCGTCTTTGTGGATGGCGACGAATGATGGGTTTTAAACGATGGACCGAAAAAGAAGATCAATTTTTGCGCTTTAATTATGTGCGTTATACGAACGAAATATTAGCCAATAAAATGGAGCGATCTTCTGGCGCAATAAAGGACCGGGCTGGACGGTTGGGAATTAATAAAACTGGGTCCAGAAAACGATGGACCAAAACCGAACATAACTACCTGGCAAAAAATCGAGAAGTTTTGCCCTTTTCTGTGATTGCCAAAAAACTGGGCCGCTCTAGGGCGGCGGTTGCTAATCGTTGTACGTTATTTTTTAACGACCCGCCAGAATTCGACATTGATTTTGATGATCTAAACAAGGCGCATTTCAACCCATTTTTAACGGGAAAAATAGGACCAAAAATAAATGTTAAACAATAAAATAAAAAATGCTCCCCGTTTCCCCTGGAGTGACCAAGACACACAATTTCTTTTGAATAATTACCATTTAAAGACCGTAAGAGATATTGGTTTGATAATTAATAAACCCTCACAAGCGGTCGTATTTAAATGCCGGCGATTAGGCATTAGTAATGTCCCGTTGCAAAGAGCTTTGCGGGAAGGGAAATTTGAAAAGGCTTTGGAAATTTACAATAAAACAGGACGCTTTTGTCATTTCTTAACCACACGATTTGGCCACGAAAAGCCTGGTTATCAATCCCGGCATTTTGGTATTTAATATGCAATTACGCGATTATCAAAAGGATTCAATTGACGCGCTGTATTCTTATTTTGAAGAGAACGCGACCGGGCACCCTATCCTGGTGCTTCCAACGGCTGCCGGTAAATCGGTAATCGCTGGCGAATTTATACGGGGATTAATTCAGCAATGGCCAGGGCAAAGAGTGCTTTTGCTAACCCATGTAAAAGAATTGATTTCACAAAATTACGAGAAATTAATGACGCTTTGGCCTGACGCCCCGGCGGGTATTTATTCTGCCGGGTTAAACCGACGCGATACGGACCACGATATTATTTTTGCGGGTATTCAATCGGTCCACAAACGAGCCACTGAAATTGGCCACATTGATTTAATTATTATTGACGAATGCCACCTTGTGCCAAAAAAAGGTATGGGAATGTATTTGCGATTTTTGAAAACCATGGGCGTGATTAATTCTAAAATCCGCGTCGTTGGATTAACTGCAACACCCTACCGGCTTAACTCTGGTTCACTCATTGATGGTGACGACCGATTATTTACTGACGTGGCTTTTGATGTTGATGTAATGCAATTGGTTAACGACGGTTATTTATCGCCCCTGGTGCCAAAGGCCATGGATAACGAATTCGACCTGTCAGAAATTAACACCAGGGCGGGTGACTATAAAACCGATCAACTGCACGCGCTCACCGATAATGACGCCCTAGCAAGAATGGTATTGGTTGAGATTCTAGCCTATGGCCGCCAGCGTAAATCCTGGCTGATCTTTTGTACCGGCGTAAATCATGCCGAAAAGATGGCCGAAATTATAGCAGAGCATGGCATTACCACGGCGACAATTACCGGGGCCACGCCCACCGACGAGCGCGATTATATCCTGGAGCGATTTAAAGCCGGGCACATTCAATGCCTGACCAACTGCGACGTGCTAACGACCGGCTTTGACGCGCCAGCAATTGATATGTTGGTCTTTTTGCGCCCCACTCAAAGCCAGGGGTTATATGTGCAAATGTGCGGCCGTGGGATGCGCCTGGCTGAAAGTAAAAACGATTGCCTGGTCCTAGACTTTGGCGGTAACACTCAACGCCATGGGCCAATAAACGCGCTGAATCCACAAGGCGAACAAAAGGCAAAGGGAAGTAAGGCAACACCACCGTCTAGGACGTGCCCAGTTTGTAAAACCATTATGGCCGCCTCTTGCACTAAATGCCCCGAATGTGGCCACCGCTTCCCACGCGATATAACCCATGACCAAACCGCTAGCACGGCCGCCCTTTTGGTGGATTTGGCTTTGCCTATTCCTATAAAACACGAATGGCATAACGTCAATAATGTGGCTATTTCTAGGCATAAAAAACTTGGCAAACCCGATTCGGTCCGGGTGACTTATTGCACCAGCGGGGGCGACTTTTCGACCTGGGTTTGCCCAGCTCATGGTGGGTATGCGGCTGACAAAGCGCGCGAGTGGATAACTGCCCATTTTCCGACATTGCAGGACCATACCACCGACGCGATTTTGGACAATGTTGGAAACGGCACCATCCCATTTTCTATCCGCGTCAAAGAGAGCGACAAATACCCAAACATTACCCGTTATGACTTTTCTGAGTTCAGAGAAGAATTACCTTTTTAACTTTAATAATGCTATTAGGAACGAACATTATGAGCAATAAATTAATAACAATATCTGAGTATTTAAAGACACGTTTTGAGCCTGGCTCTGCGCCTAGTGTCTACACCGTCAGACGATGGATTTTATCGGGCAAATTAGAAGCGGTAAAAATGGGCCGGGAATACTATATTGTTAATAATAACGATGTAAGTTATTCTTACCACTCACCACACGATAATTTGGTAAATCGCGTGCTTAATAGTTGAGGTTAAAATTATGCGCTATCGGGAAACAAAAGCCACTCAAAGGCTGCCAGTTAATCTTTATGAAACCACAAATGGCAAGGGCACGGGTGCTGTTTATTATCGCTATAAAAACCCTGAGACCAAAAAATTTCATGGGATGGGTAAGAACAAAAATGAAGCCATTTCAGCTGCTAAATCGTTAAATGATAAACTCATTGGCGTTACTTCCCTGGTGGATTCTGTTTTGCATCCATCCACTTCCGTTGAATCATTATGCGATAGTTACCTGGCGTATAAATCCAATTTGACCGGCAAAAAGGTCCTGGCAAAATCCACCATCAATGAAATACGCGGCGCTCATAAAAAGATTAAAGCGTATTTTAATGGGTGGAAATGTCGCCAGCTAACCACCCTGGCAATCTCTCAGTTTTTGGATTCGATATTCGACCCAGAAGAAAACGAAGGGCACGCCAGAGAACGCGACAAAACCAGAAAACAATTTTCTGCCCTTTGCGGATATGGCCAGGCAAAAGGTGAATTAGATATAAACCCGGCTGAACCTTGTTTAAAAATTGGCAACCCGCCAGAAGTCGAGCGCCATAACAAAGACGGCTGGAAAATGATCTATAACGCTGCGGAACCCTGGATGCAAAAAGCCATGGATATTTGTATGCTGACTACTCAGCGCCGGGGTGACATTTGCAATATGAAAAAGGAAAACATAAAAGACGGCGTTTTATATGTGGTCCAGGAAAAAACGCACAAACATGATACGGGTTATCTGGCTATTAAAATCACGCCAGAACTCAATGAAGCATTAACCAGGACGATTGGAAAAGATCGCGTCAATATTGTTTCACCATATTTAATTCACCGTAAACCCAGGGCCTACACTGAGCGCCAAAAAGCCGCTGGAATACATTTTAGTTATATCAATAAAGACTACTTAACTAAAGAGTTTAAACGCCTACGCGACGACGTGACGCACGCCTATGACCACTTACCAATGGTCCAGCGTCCAGGCTTTCACCAGGGCCGTGCTTTGGCCATTCACGAACATAAAAAGCAAGGCTGCGCGCCGCAACAATTGGCCGGGCACTCAAGTGAGAAAATGACCGATAATTATGACGCCAGGCATGAGGATATAAACTGGGTTGATGCCAGCCTGGACGGGTTTAGCCTGGCTAAATTCATGGGGTAAACATGGCGAAAACGCCAGGGCTGCTTTATTAAGTGGCCTTTTTTTTGCCTATAGTTTTGCAATCTTTTTGCAATCTTTTTGCAACCCGAATTACAGGCATAAAAAAAGACCCGTTAAGGTCCTGATTTATAACAACTATTTGGCGCGCCCTGCACGACTCGAACGCGCGACCTACGGCTTAGAAGGCATGGACCTTCTATGTCCTAAGTCATTGATTAAAATGATATTATCAATACAATCAATAGCGGTTATACTTAGCATTTGTTAGCAAAGCATAGCAATATAATCAACCACTTAGCAATGAGTTTTGCAACCCTGCCAAGTGGTGCTTGTTACTGCCACGGCATTGTAAAGATGGCCCCGCCGCTAGTCAATAGATAATTAATTTAATTATTTTCCACCCGCTTTTTTGGTGAATAGCTGTGTTAGCTTTTGATAACCAACAGACGCCGCCACTAGGACCGCCAATGCTTGCTTATACCAATCGGGCATCATATCCAAAACCCTAAAACCTTGCTCTACAAAGGGCACCGCTGACGGTATAAAAGCGAGTACCAGGGGGATTGAAAAGAGCAAAGTAAACCATTCATCTTTCCAACTTTCGCCACTGTTTTTGGCATGTATTTCGTCCCAAGTGCCCGACTGTTTCAATTTCTCCTGGATGGCATTATTTCGCCCCTCAATCTCGGCCTTTTTATTATCCATTTTCCCCTGGAGAAAAGTACCACCAACGCCGACCAGCGTTTTGATTAATCCAAACATTTAATAATCTCCTGATCGAATCATGCCTGCAATATCTTTCGCCCTGGCTGGTGTTTGGTTTGCCCAATTGCTCATCAAAAATTCATCGGCGGCCAAATCATAATCACCATTTTTCATATGCGCCAGGCTCATTTTAAATTTCTTTAACCGGGGCAATCCTAGTTGGAAACAGATATTAATCATGGCATCTTTTCGCACTTCGTCCAATTCTGCGAACCAGGGAAAAGTAATAATTAATTCTTTATTGACCCTGGCAACATCGTTGGACAATAAAAAATCAATTTCAGAATCGGATAAACCAATGCCACCGGCCGGGTCAATATTGCGCCCCACTCCTATGGTGATCTTTTCGGCCGTGCATTTATACGCGTGCGTTTCGACACCTTCATGCTTTCGCAACATTTCGATAATCATTGTCATTTTAAACATCTCCATTCAAATAAAACCAGATTGCGGCCGCTCCTGCGCCCAGGATAAAAAGACCTCGACGAACTACACTTTCGCCCACCTTTTGATAAAACCTGGCGTATGCAATCTCACTTGCCCTGGATGCAATTCGTTCGATTTCATCGTCGGATAGTGGCTGTCTGTTTTCCATTTTTTAGGGCCTCAAATATAAAGCGACGCCGAATAATGACGCCATAATAATTAACAAAATACCCATCACTTTGATGCCTAAATTAATATTTTCGTTTAACTGTTCTTTGCGTCGATAATTTTCTCGCGCTTGTTCTTTTATTGCTTCTTTTCTCGCCCTGGCGGCTCGCGCTTGGAATGCTTGCCAATCGTTCCACATACCACCCCGGCCGCAATAAATCATAAATGTTTTTAATTCTGCTTCTTGCGCTTTGATTTTTTCTAGTGCCAAAAATTCTTCTAGTTCATTTTTTGGACCCGTAGAATTTTCGACCCTTTTTGCCAGGGCGCTTTTATTGTCAAAATATGAAATAACGGCCGCTGAACAGTCTATCAATTCCCGTCCACTGCCCACGAATTGCTTTATGGTGGAGTAAGCCGCTGAACAAGCGGCCATTTCAAGAAGCATTAAAATAACCCATCATCGTTTGGCCACCCAATAAAGTGTCGAAATTGGACCCCGGTTTTCATACGCCAGGACCCCGTTTATTTTCCTGACTGCAAATCGCTCATTATTTTGCCCCTGGTCGGTGGTAGGTTCAACAATTCTGACCTGGCCCACCGGGGCGGGTTGAATCATTACCGGGTAAATTTCACCTACACTGGACCACATTAAAATATCGCCATTTTTGCCTTGCTCATCCTGCAATCTCCATTAGGGTTATTGTTGAGGTTATACTATTCCTTTGAATACCCACATGTGACGCTGCTGCCGTATTTTTAAACTGTGTTTTATATACTGTGGCAGAAGTTGTTGATGGAGAGTCTAGGTATGTGGTTCCTAGTGTTTCGAGATAATAGTAACTAGTTGCGTATGACCATCCCGCGTATCGTGCAAAATGATTTATATTAGTAGCACCTCTTAATAATATTGCATCTATACCATTATCGACGTTCGAGTTATTTTTGAAGCCACCATTTTGCGCCACAACGACAAGTATTTTACTAGATGTGGATGATGGGGTAATTGTGGCTGTTAATCCCGTATCTGCATAAGTAGTGGTTGAGTTCTGTACTTGTGTACTCGTGGTAGCGTTAATAACCTGCAACACAGCACCCGTAGCTGCTCTAATGTTATCAATGCCATTAACACCTGTAATAGTAGTTGTCATAATCTACTCCTATGGCTTTGGATTGGCTGATTTCACTGCTGTACGCAAAGTCTGTAAGTCAGTCAAGGTATCACCACCATCCAACAAGGCATGGATGCAATCTTGGATAGACGGGTAGGCTTCTTGGCGGCTTCGGGCGTATGCTGCTGCGTCATACTGGCTTTGCAATTCAACAATCTTAGCTGCGATTGCTGCGTCTGTTGGTTGTGTTTGTACTTCGTCAAGCCATGTCAATTCGTCTCCCCGTAAGACCCATTGAGCTGCTGGAGTTAGTGCTTGCAATGCTGCGACTGTATCGGTCATGTGAGTTATCCTTTGATTTCCATTAGGGTTATTGTAGACACTCCAGAACTTACGTTTATACCTATTTGCCCTGTAGCTGCATATCTTTTAAACTGTACTTTGTAAGTTGTGGAGTTTGTTGTACTTGGTGAGTCAAGGTAGGTAGCTGACATTGGTACGCCGTTGTTTTGCATAGCTGTACCCGTAAATAAGTTAGCATTAGCAAAAGCGTGTATTTGAGTTGAGCCTCTTACAATGCGCATATTTATAGCACTCGTTGTTCCAGTAGCTGATTTATATGGGTCAGAAGCGTGAATCGTAACTAGAATTTTAGAACTTGCTGAAATAGGTGTTATAGCAGCAGTTATTCCAGTATCAACCATAGTGTCTGATGTTGATACTGTACCTGTGCCATAATTTACATGAATCACTTGAATCACTGAACCACTGGGTACACTAGCACTTGTCATACCGCTTAACTGATTAGATAACGCTATCGTGCCTGACCCGTTTGCTGTCTCAAGCGTATCTACTTTTATTTTAGAAGCCATTATTCACTCTCCTATTCTGGGCTTGCTGCTGCTGCGTCACGTTCTGTGCGAGTGCTGTAGTCTTCACGGGCTGTAACCAGAGTCACAAAGTCTGCTTGGTTGCTTGGGATGCTGTCTGTAAAACTAGCGTCATTCATCAACTTAGTTGTCCACTCTTGCTGCATACGTTTCCAGCAATTGTTCTTCTTGCCTGTGACTGCACTTTGTACCCAATCGTTAATGCTGAGTAAATCGTTGAGCATCACCGCTTGTTCTGTGTCGGTAACTTCTACTGTGATTGTTAATGTTGCCATTAGTATTTCCTCGTTTATGGTGGGTTATTTCGCCCGTTAGCAAGCTAAAAATCCTGAAAATCTTGTCTCTGCATTTATGTCGGCAACTGCCGCACCGCCATGAATAAAGTATTGGATTTTTGATTCGTCGTTAGCATCCATATCTGTAATTACACTCCCACCCATATTCATATAAAGCATATTTGAATCCATTTGGTTTCCTGAAGTAAGAAAGTAAATCTGTCTATTAGACGTTTGTATTTTTACATACATATAAACAGTAGCTTCCTGAAAATTATCTACACGAACATTTATTTGAAGTTGATATTTGCCCGTCACAGGCGCAATAAATTTATTATTTGAAGCGTCAAAGTCTGAGTTGGTGTCAAATATTTCAGTCAAGGCCATTTCATGCCACGTTGAAATTGGGACGTTGGCATGGCCTGTTGCCGATGCTTGAAACGCTGGCTGCAAAGGCTTGGTTACTATGCCAGCATTATTAATAGTCATAGCATCAATCCAGCTAATCGGTGCGTCTGCTGTACCGCTTGGGGCTACTCTCCAATTATGCTGCCCATCATATTGTTGGTATTGGGACGCGTAGTCAGAATTAACATATTCCCATCTAGAATTGACTGAATCGACGTATGCGTTGCCGTTAAGCGAAACAAAACTGTTATCATTTGAGCCGATGACGCACCCTGCTGCGCCAATTTGCATTGCTGGGTAGGTACTTAGCCAACTCTCTGGCGTTACACCAACACCCACGTTGCCTGTAAACACTGGGTTATTTAAATTTATCGTTTCGTTTGATGACGTTGAGGAATCTAAAGTAACTCCACCGCCTGCGCTGTTTTTAATAGTAATTGGCATAGTCGTTCCTTAAAGAATTATCCAGGTCGATCCGTTCGTCACGGTTACTGTGAAATTATTATTTACAGTCACAGGCCCCACGGTACTGCCGTTTTCGTTGCCTGCAAAAGTGATGTTTTCGGCTATTACCTTGGCGTTGGTGCGTATTATTGATCCTTCACCTAGACTGCTACCTCCACCACCAATCGCGCCCCACGCCCCATCGTTATATCCTTCAAACTGGTTTAGAGTAGAGTTATGGCGTAATAAACCAACTGCCGCAGAAGGTCGCTGCGCAGTGGTTCCCGTAGGTATATTTGCCGCCCCATTTGTCCCTGTTTTAGTGACAAAACCGCCTAGCAAATTTGTCGATGTAATCTTTTTTGTTGTGCCACCATCATTAACAACAAATTCATCCGCACCGCTAATCGACGTTAATGCTGGTAATTCGCTAATCTTTACGTCTGCCATAAATTACCCCTTAATTTCCATTAGTGTCATTGTTGACATTGCTGGAAACGATGTATTTCCGCCAATTGACGCTCTACGATTTGAATATTGATTTCTAAATGCAATCGTATAATTAACGGCTGAACTGCTGTTCGGTGAATCAAGAGTATTAATGCTTAATTGACCCCAACGATCACCGCCTGAGTTTGTACCTCCAATTGGGTCATATACACCAAATGATGGGCCAAGTTGTGAGTTTGCAAAAGTTGCAAGATTGGTTCCACTTAAATTCGCTCCTGCTCCTGCCCCCCTGTATGCGGTTATATTCACTGGCCCTCCAGCGATGTTAGCGGCATTTTGAACTGTAATATTAGCCACTATTAATATTTTATTTGATGAACTTGAAGGCGTAATTGCACCCGTTAAGGACGAACCAACATAAGAAGTAGATTGTGTATGTTCTGGCGTAATTGAACTAAAAGTTTTGACTTGCAAAACTGACCCCTGTGGCATCATTGCATCGGTCAAATTACCTACTGCTGTTGCCACTGCCGAATCTACCAATGTTTTAACAAAGGCCGTTGTGGCAATGGAAGTGTCATTATCACCATTGGATGGGGTGGGAGCTGTCGGATTGCCCGTTAAGGCCGGGCTGGCTAATTTCGCCAGGCCCAGGTTTGCAGCATCTAATGTGCCCACCGTCACCCAGGCATTGTTTGCGCCGTTTCTGATCTTTAAAAGACCAGCGGTTGTATCTGCCCACTGCTGATATGAAAAAGTAGTACCAGGCGAATTGCTCCCGCTATTATTGCTGACCACTGCGTCTAGGACGTTGTTAATGTCCGTCCTGACCGCTGCGCCGGTCCCGTTTGCTATGTCATAATCGTGTTGTGCCATACTATGCTGCCTCTTTTCCAAAACCGACGGCTTGCCAATTTATTGATCTGACGATTCCATTATTTGATGAGTTAAAACATTGAACTGTAAAGCCCGTTCTAGCCTTGCTAGTAACCCTAAAGTAATCACCGCTGTTTGAATCGTTCATCGTCACGCCAATGACGGGGACCGCTTTAAAATTGCTGCCAAATGAAACGGCTGTACTGTTTGCCGCGACTGAAAAATCGCTTTCTTTTTCAATCCGGTCCGGCATATCTATTGTCACCGCCAGGGCCGTTATATTGATGTTATAGGTTGAATCTGTATTGGTAACAATTACCCTAAACTCAAACCCCCTGGCATGATAATCGCCAACCAAAAAGGGCGCCCAATCTGTCCAGGTTGGATTTGATGCCGGATTGTTTTGTGTCGTTCTAAGCTGCAAAACCGCTGTAATTGCGTCTGAACTTGCGCCGTCGAAATTCTGCCAGGTGTCAATATTCGCGGTGCGATAATCAACCAAATCTGAAACAAGTGAAACGGCCGACGCTAATTTGGCAGTTAAACGGCTGGTATAGGTTTGTCCAAGGTCCACGGAATTTGCAAAATAATAAGAGCCACTTGATTCTATTACGCCAGCCTCACCAACTTCTCGCGCTAACTTTCTTCCATCCTCTGCAATCAAAAAATCGCTGGCCTCAGTTAATAAAAAACGCGGTCCCAAATCTAGTTTTAATATATTATTTGCGACTAACATATTATCTTTTACGCCGCCAAAAGATGGGTTTTCAGTGGTTGTCAAAACGGCATTGAAATCGACAATATTGGGCACCGTTGTCACGGCAATTTTTGCGGTAGTGCTAAATCGCCCACCTTCGTCCACGGCTTTGGCCATGTATGTGCCGGCCAATAATGGCAAAACGGCTGCTGTCTGACTGCCAGCGATTGCCTCGCCAATGTCTTGCCCATCTTCCCAGGTTGAGTTCGCGACTAATGAACTATGACGAATACGAACATAACCACCATTTATCACGTCAAGGTCTAAAACGCGGGACCAGCTTAAATGGCATTGACCGTCCAGGGCACGAATGGAGAAGTTATTAATGTCACCAGGTACGGCGGTTAATCCTGATATAGTTTTATTATTTAAATCAGCATAGCTAGACTTTGCACCCGATACGTTAATGGCTCTGACTCTAAAATCGTATGTTCCAGCGGGAATATCATCAATGCTTGCGCTCAATGCGCTGGTCAATCCAATGAATGTATAAGCCGACGATGCGGTCAGTTTATATTCGGCCTCGTAATTAACCACAAACGCATCCTGGGGCGCGTTCCAATTAAACGTCGCCCTTGATCGAGTGCCCACAGAATTTACGGTGGTGTATAACTCTTCGGTTATGTTGTCCGGCAAAGGTGAAGCGACAACAAACGGGTTGGGTAAATTAGTGTCTGGGCTGCTGGCTTGCTCGGTTTTGCTTGCCCAAGGGTAAATGTTGTTTTGATGTTCTAATAACGAAACATTAACCGTGCCATCTGAATTTAAAATTAATCGTTGGCATCTGAATTGTTTGGCAATAAATGCGGGGGTCGAATGTGTCACCGAAACAATGTCCCCAACTGCAACATTTAAAGCCTCGCTGGTTGATTTAAACGATACCGACAAACCATCACGCGATCGTTTCAGCGCAATTTCTGCAATGTCTTGGGCGGCATATATATTGGTCGTTGTTGGCAAATCCATATTCTTGCTTAATTCAATGCCACCATCTTGTGCTAAATACCCAGATTCTTCCGTACTACCAGCCACCGGGTATTCGATTTGGTTCATTTGCCAATTGGCACTTGGGTCCGGGAAAGTGGCAATTATTCGGTTGAATTTGGTTTTCTTAGATTCTGATCGAATCGAAATACCGCCGATAATATGCGACTCATTAAACGCAAAAGATGGGTTTCCCTCATCTTCAATTACTAGGCTATATTGTCCCTGCTGATACGGCATTAAGCCGCGCATACCTGATAATAATGATTTAACATTATTAATTAGCGTTTTGTTGGTATCAATAATGCCATTACATTGGAAGATTTTTTGGTTTCCAGCACCAGAATAAGGGCTAACCAGGGCATCACATTTGTTGGCTGCAATTATAAATGACGCGTCATTAATTGCCGCTGACGTTAAGCCTTTGCCATACCTGGCATTAGTCAAATAATCCCGCAAACACAATGCCGGGTTTGCGCTGTTTGCCAGGGTGGCGGTTGCCGACGTGCGCGGGTCATACACTTTGATACCCTGGACGATTGCGTGGATAGTGGGGATACCTCCAAAAACGTCCTGGTCCCACTTTATCCTGGCGGCAATGTAAGCGACGCCTGATAATTTATGCTGGGCAGTCCATCCTATATTTGCGTTAACAAATGTTGAATCTGCCACTTGGCTATCCGTGCCAGTGTATTTGGTTAGCGTTAATAATCCGGAAAATTTAGAATCAGTGCTCAAAACATCGTTTATATAAATGTCGCCAATGCTGTGAATTTCGCCCTCTGATATAGCCAGGATAATGTATAAATATGTATTATCGGACCCGCTGGTCGCTACAAAAACCCTTGTGCCTCCGATTTTACGCTGTCCATATACCAAATTTATGGCGGCAACCGTGCTTTGTTTGTTGACTAAACCGCCCTGATAATTTGCCTCCAAATCGTCCATATTTGGAATGTCAATAAACCAAGAAACAACATCACCAATAATATCGACGCCAAAATCAATAATGCCCTGGCCAACTTTTCCGATAGACCCTATAGGGTCGCTAAAGAAATCCCTTAACCAACCCATTACGCCCTACCCCATTTTAAATCTTTTTGCGTATTTGGCGAAAACTCAAAACCTTTGTCCTGGTTGAAAAATAAAGCCTGGCTATTGGTGTTTGTTCGACGCCCCGATTTCTTTTCAAAATCAGCCCAATGGCTAGATGCGGTTAATAAAATCTGGCTGGACGTTTCCGAATCGTTAATAGTAAAACTTTGAACCCGCCCGTCATAAACTAAAACCGGGTCGCCAATAATCCCGTTGGCAGCATTTAGCACGACCATAAATATTTTTACTTCGCGGTCGATGTAGTTTTGATTTAATAAAATGGCGATAAACTCTTGATTTACACCTGACAAAGTTATGCCCACCGACCCGACTTGCACTTCTGACGTTTCGGTTATATTTGAAATTCCCTTGAGCGCGCTGCTGGATGTGTAAGTATTACCAGCGTAAACTAGGTCGGTTGAATTTTCTGTTAAATAAACTGGCGTACTAAAATCGATGCTCACCAAATGAGCCATATTAAATGAATCTTTGGCCAGTTCTGCGATTACAGCAGAATTTATAACCCGGCTCACGACAAAGCCTCGACAAAATCAACTTCGTATTTAAAGAAATTACCCGCGCCCAGTTTATAACCCTGCACATCATTCGCCAGGCGAACCGTAAACGGCACGTTTGAATAAGTGACTGTATCCGACGTGGTGACAGCTACCACTAGCCCTGGCGTAAAGGTCATTGCACCATTACCAGAGCGGTCGGCGGTCAACATATACACTTTGCTATGCCCTGAGAATTTAACCACGTCACCGGCTTTTAGGGCACCTGTAAGCCCCGCAATTGTGACCGACTTAATGCCCAGGGCGGCCGCTGCACACGTCACCGTGCCACTGGGGTTTCCGCTGCTAGTGCTTATTTCTGTTGGTGTTACCGTGAAAACGCCATGACGGCCATTTTGCGAAACTGTATACGCAAACACCGGGTTAAATTCGCTCCTGGTTAATGGTGGGTAGGTTGCGGTAAAGGTCCACTTTTGACCACCAATCTTGCGGCTTTGCATCCTGCCGCT